TGCGACTGAGAGAAAAAATATACTAACACTTGCAAGTTATTTAGGATATAAACCAAGTGCCTCTAAACCAGCATCCACCATAGTTGATGTCATGCAGGTTGTTCCATCTGGGTTAGATGAAAATGGCAAGAACATTCCCGACATGAAGTTTGCATTAAATATCCAATCGGGTATGGAAATTAGGTCATCTGAAAACGCAGACATAGTTTTCAGGACGACCAATAGCATTCAATTTGCAGAAAATACATCACAATCTAAACTAGAAATAAGTGTGTTTGAACGCGACAACACAGGTCAACCTTTGTATTATTTGTTAAAGAAAAAGGCTCATGTAACCGCAGGAACTATTAAAACAAAGAGCATATCAGTCGGAGAGGCCTCTGAGTTTTTTGAAATTGAACTCACAGAGTCAGATGTATTGGAGATTATATCCGTAACAGACTCGGATGGTAACATATACCACGAAGTTCCGTACATGGCCCAAGACTTAGTATTAATTGAGCAACCAAATATACAAAAAACTTTTCCTGATTATAGTCAATACACAACAAGCACACCGTATGTACTTCAATATATTAAGACTTCACGTAGGTATATAACACATATAAATACCGACAACACAATTACACTGGAGTTCGGAAAGGGTTCGGATAAAATAGATGATACTGTGATCAGTCCTACCAGTTCTAATATAAATAATAATATAAACATAACAAAAAGTTCACTTGATATGGGATATGACCCAAGCAACTTTTTAAAATCGGATTCATATGGAGAAGCACCAAGTAACACAACTCTTGAAGTACAATATTATACAGGAGGGGGGTCTGAATCTAACATTAAATCAAATGTTTTAAATAGTATAGGTGTGGTAAAGTATGCAGATACAAATGAATATTTATCAGCATCGGAACAACTTATATTGCAAACTGTTAAGAATAGTTTGATAGCAAATAATCCAGATCCTGCACGGGGTGGGGGTGATGCGGAAACCGATGAAGAAATACGACTCAAAGGACTTGCTAACTTCTCTTCACAGATGAGGGCAGTTACAAAAGAAGACTATGTGGTTAGGTGTTATGCTATGCCAAGTAAGTATGGAAGTGTGGCCAAGGCATTCGTTACAAAGGACGGAATACTTGATACCCAATCCCAACTAGATACAATAAAATCATCTAAAATAAATGATTCCGATGTTCAACCAAATGGATTAAATATGGTGTACGGAGAAATAAATAATCCATTTGCAGTAAATCTATATATTCTTAGTTACGATGAATCCCATAAATTAGTAAAACCAAATGAACTAGTTTTAAACAACTTAGTAAACTATCTATCAAATTTTAGAATGATAACCGACGGGGTTAACATAAGCAATGCGTTCATAATTAATATTGGTATTTATTTTGAAATAAATATTTTTCAAAGTTTTAACAAAAAAGAAGTATTACTAAATTGTATAAATAAGTTGACTACTCACTTTGATATTAAATCTTGGCAAATATCACAACCAATTGAAATCGGTTCTGTTGAACTTTTGATATCCAAAACGAAGGGAGTTAAGTCGGTGTCTAGACTTGACTTCTTAAACCTATCAATAAATGACGGAGACTATTCTGAAAACGAATATGATATAGAGGGTGCAACTATAAACAAGGTGATATACCCATCAAGGGACCCGTCAATTTTTGAAATAAAATATCCATCTAGAGATATAGTAGGGAGGGTCGTTTAATGAACTTATTTATTTACCCACTTAAAGATGCCACGATATATAAAGAAAGATCACGACGTGAACTAAATTACGGTAATGCAGAGATACTTGAGATTATAAACAACGGAGGAAAAACCTCAGATCACAATCTAAGTCAGATTTTAATTCAGTTTGATATACCAATTGATATTGATACATATAACTCGTATTCAGATTTTAGGGCTGAATTAAAATTAAAAATTACTCACGTTGAAAATCTAGAATATGGTAACAAATTAATGGCATATCCAATCAATTGTCCTTGGGTGGAGGGGACTGGTGCAGCTGATGATTATGATCAGGTGTTTGCTCCTGTAAACTGGATCTATTCATCTGACACACACCGATGGGAACATGACAATGATAGTGAACGAGGAGCAACTTATTTTAAAACAAAATTAGATTGTTGTGGGAATCTAAAAAAAATAAATTCATATATTGATTTGAAAGAAAAAACATCAGATATAGATATTGACATAACAGACTTAGTTTCCATGTGGGTGCGTGGTGACATTGAAAATAATGGCATTGTTCTAAAACTAGAAAATGAAGCAAATGATGCTAATTTTGGTAGTATTAAGTTTTTTTCATCAAGTACAAACACAATATACTCACCACGATTAAAATTATCATACACGGATTTTACATTTCTAGAAAACTTAGTAGAAGTTGATGATAGTACGGATTATATAAGTGGATCACTTGGTTTGAGTGGAACATTGGAATCCGGAACACTCACCTATGAGTGCGACGAAACTAACTCGGATGCAGACTACTCAGATTTTGATGTGCGTGATACAATAACAGAGTCGTGTGAGAATCATAAAACATTTAATGTAAGTAAAATAGAACCACACTCTTTAGAAAATATATCAGGAGAGTTATTTGTAAAAATAAAAGATATAAAGAAAAACTATAAAACAAGTGAGATTATTAGATTTCGTGTAGGGGTGAGAAGTAAAAATCCAGTAAGGAAGATACGAAAAAAAGCAGTATATTCTTCAAACTATTATACAAGTGATGATATATACTATTCCATAATTGATGCAGAGACACAAGAAATAATTATTGATTTTGACAAATATTCACAAGTTAGTTGCGGAGAAGTTGGTCATTACTTTGATGTTATGTTTAACTCATTTTCACCAGGTCGGTACTATAAATTTTTACTGATGGTTAGTTCACCGAGTGGTCAGTCCGTCTACGAAGAAACACGAACATTTCACCTATCAACATAATGAATAATATACCAAATATTTTAAAAGAATCAAATTTTAATCAACAAAAAATACAGAATCTGTTCACAGATTCTAATTTAGATGTAAACAGTGACGATTTTGGTGTATTAAATTTTTCCCAAAACGAAGTAACAGATGAATCATCTTTATCGGATTTTTTATTGACTATAAAAACTGAAAAGAGAAAAATAGTTCCACCCAAAGTGGAAACATTTACTACTACTGATATAATTGAGTATCAAGAAGAAATTATATCTTTTGAGCAACCCGACATAGAAGATAATTCTGAGTTGTCTACAATTGAAGAAGATGTGGATATGGCTATATCAAACGAGCAAATGCTTCAAGCACAAATAGACGAATTAAGTTCCAAGTTAGATGAAGAAATGGCTCAGAATATTAAATTTAGAGAAGACTCTGCTGAAATGTATCTAGCTGCACGTGATACAATTTTATCACAGAGAATTAACTCGGGTGAGGGTGTAAACTCAGATGACTTTGAAGATGTATTTCCATTCTTACCAAAGATTTCCAAGGAGAGGAATGAAGCAGCTCAACGTGTTGAGACATTCCAATTTATGGGAACAAACCAATAGATGAAAACTAATTTAAATTTTATACAATCCAAACCATCGGATGGTAAAAAGCTTACCAGAGGGTATTTTGTAAACAAAGATACATTATCTTTGTCATATGAACTTGAACCAACTGAGTACATTTTCGGAAAAAGTCCAACTGATGTAATTGAGTTTACGGTATACAATTTAGAAAAAGAAAAACTGGGGTGGAAACTGATTAGTGATGAACCCATATATGAAAATGTAACATTAAATTATAAGAACTATTCAGGTGAAGATGTATCGGGATCAACTCAAGTTTTTAAACAAAATTATTCGTTGGTGGGTAATGATGTATTAGTATCTCCGTCTAATGATATACAATCACTTGAACTAGACCGCGGTAGTTATTATATACAATATAGTTTTCTTAACAATATATGTGGTAGTTATGAAAACGAAACTAAACTTGTTATATCTGATATATCACAGACTCGTACTGAAATTAAGATAGTACCCGAGTGCTTAAAAACGTCAAATAATCCAGCAGATGCGTCGTTATCGTTTGAATATATAAATTTAATAAATCAACAAATTACAGGACCAACCTTATTTTATTTTACTGATAAATTTATAAAAGATGTAGACTTGAGAGATGAAGCATATCAATCAGAGTTAGTCGGTTTGGTTGAAGATTACGAGGGTGTAGTAAAAAAGGCTGCGGATGTACTTGGTAATAACTCTGAAAAGGATGTATACGAATCTTTGCAAACAATTAAACAAAATTTAGTAAGTTTATATAAAAACACACTATTGTCTAAATATAATAGTGTATTTACTAAGAGTGATTATTACTTTGAATTTTTAAACTCAATAAACTATCTACTAAGTGTACATCCAAGGTTAAGTGACTCAGAGGTTGATGAGTCAGTTATAAATTTTTATAAAACGGTGTTAATATCGTTGTTTGATGTAGATTATTTAACATCATTGTATGAAACTAGGTTTTCAACTTATCTCAACAACTATATAAATTTTGGAGACGGTAATCGTTTCCCTATTTTATCAATTACACCAACACTTGAAAATCAGAACAGTGAACAAAAGCATCAACCGTGTATAGTCAAACTATTTGAACCACTTTCAATTGATATATCTACGGGATCAAAATTTTATATATCGTCATCGATTTATTCGGATGATGTAATGCAAAAAGCAAACTTTTATAAAACAAATAAACAATCTACATTCAAATTAAGGGGTCCAGATCGGTTTAGCATGATTTCATCTTCCGGTACTGTTAAATTAACCAAAGAAGAATTGCAAGAGGGTACATCTGAAGTAAGTGAATCAACTAAAACTATATCTAATTATTTCTCAAACGATATTAATGTAAACAATCACAATTTTTCTGAATTTAAAGACTTTGTAAAATTTTCATCAGCAAGAAAACAACTGGAAATATTCATACAAAAACATTCAACTATATCTGATTTAATTAAAAAGATAGACGAAATTGAATATAATATTTTATCTTTGCAAAAAAAGATAGAAACAAATCTTGCTACTGAGGATGATGCGAATGATGCAATAAGTGTTTTAAAAAAAATTGACCTAGAGAACTATAAGAAAAAGTTAGATGAACATCTGTATACATTCACAGATTATGAAAGATTTCTCTTCTATGAAGTATCCGACCACGCATTTCCCAGAAATGAATACATTTATATATCTGGTATTACTGGAATAAATGAACTTGCTAACGGAAGATACTTAAAATACAGTTACAATGATGGAAAGTATGACTACAAACACATAAATGGGAATTGGTTTATTTGGTGGGAGGCTGAGGAGTCTGCTTGGATATTATCTGATACTCGTTATTTTAAATTATCAAATTGGATTAAAATTGAGGAAGAATCTTATTATTTTGAAACAGAACTAACATCTACTGAAAGTGAGGGATTTAATCTATCCGACACAATAAAATCTGATTTAGAAAAAATAAAATATGGACCAGAAGTAGGAAAAATAGCACCCGATTATATATCCACTCGGGCAAGTGAGTGGAAAACCTCACTATCATACTCTTGGTTTGAAAAAAAGCATAAAGATGCTTCTTATTACGACAGAGAAAACTACGAATCGTTGGTTATGAATATTCCTGAATTCATAACACGAAATGAAGAGAATGATGAGTTTATTAATATGCTCAATATGGTTGGTCTACACTTTGACCACATAAACGGGTATATAGAAAATTTAGGAAATACACGAAAAGTAAGAAATCAAAAAAACAAAGGAATTCCTGATAATTTGATTTATTATTTTCTACAATCACTTGGACTTAATTTTTCAGGTCAAAACATTAATTTAGATGGTATACAAAAAAATAATATAAGCGATGCCAACACACAGACACACAAAAGAAATCAAATATGGAGAAGAATATTAAACAATCTTCCATATATTTTAAAAACAAAAGGAACTCTTGCTTCAATAAATGCACTACTTAGGTGCTATGATATTCCGGAGCAATTGTTTTCTGTTCGTGAGTATGGTGGGGCAACCGAATACTCGGATGATAGTGGGAATTCTTCATTTACATTTGACACGTACGACTATGGGTTAACTATAATCAATGAAAACCAATACATACAACTGCCTTGGTCATATAAAGATAAAAATGCGATCTCTATCGAGTTTAATATTTCGTTTAATAAACTCATTAAAAATTCTTCTCAAAAAATAAAACTAATAGAAGGAAGTGAGTGGGAATTTGGTATTACTACATTGACAGAAAACAACGGAGATTATGGTAGGTTTTATATTAAAATAGGAGATACCGAAACACAATGCCCAACCAAGTCAAAAGCACCCCTGTATATGTGGTCAGATGAGGGGTATGATATTCTAATACAAAGGACAGAAGACTTTAATAAACTACAAAGAAAGACCATTTCGTTTTATGTTAAAAGAAAAGTTGATCAAAAAATTGTATTTTCTGATCAGATTGATATAATTGTTGATGAGGAAAAATTTACAAATTTTTCAATCGATGAGTTCATTTACATAGGAAACTACACAGACCATAAGTTTAAAGGAAATCTAAGTAGTTTGCGTGTATATTCATCTGCAATTTCAGAAGAAGTATTTGAAAACCATGTATTATTTTCAAAGTCATATAGTATATCAGATTTTTACAATTTACGAAGTAGTTTACTATTTAAGAGTAACTTAGATTACCCACTTGATTTATCAGAAACCGCAAACTTTAAAACTGGATATGGCGTTTTAAATAATAGTGCATTTTCAACTGAGTTAAAATCTCATGCTCGTTGTTTTAATTTTACAAAGAAAAAATTTCCATATGATTTTTCTGGTAGATTTAAAAAAGAAGTTGCTGATCTACCCGGATACGGAAACCACACATTTTCTAATAATAAAATTAGAGTGGAGGAACAATACTTAACGGGTACATTAAATCCACGATATAGTGCAACAAAAAAATCATTAGACCGTGCAGGTAAAGACTCAAATACAGTTGGTTTGTTTTTTGGACCCAGTGTTCCACTTAATGAAGAAATTATAAAGTTTTTTGGTAAGTTTAAATTGGGTGATTATATTGGTGATCCTGCCTACTACGAAAAGACAAAATATAAAGAACTTGATACTCTGAAAAAGTTATTTTTCAGAGAGGGTTTTTCTAAGATAGATTGGTCAAACTACCTAAACACACTCAAGTCATATTTAGACGAATCTTTGTTTGATAATTTTGAAAAATTACTTCCTGCACGAAGTCGTATAATATCGGGTCTGGTAATTGAACCAACCTTGTTAGAGAGAACAAAGTTAAAAGGCACACATATAACAAACGAGATTCAAACTAACTATCAAAATTTAACTGTAATTGAATCTACCGAAAAAATAAAACCATTAAAGAATATTAGGTTATCGGGTAGAAACAAAAATAAAGATATTGTTTCGTTCGCGAATGAATCTATGTTCAACGGAAAACATGATAATATAAACAAAGTATGCTTGACTGCAAACACCTCATATAAAAAAGTTTCTGGTAAAACTAACAAAGAAAGTCTGTATGATAGTTTTTATGGTGAAATGAATACAGAATATATGGAATCAGATATTCCGAGATTTGGTCATGTATTTAAAAACGGAAACTTATATAGAGTTGAGGAATCAAAGAAAATTTTTTACGAGGAGTCATCGTGGAAATCAGGATTAACTGACTATACAATATTAACAAAATTTTATTTAACAATTAAGTTAAAAAATAAAGTAGATTTGACACCCGTGGAAAGAGCAACACTGAGTTCAGTTGAGGGTGTGTTTACATCTAATCGTAATGTTAATAAAAAAATACACTTTATAAATTCTGCTAAAACCTGGTTTATTTACTACGAACCTTATGTAGACGCATGGGTTCTTTTAAACAAAGATCCAAAAATAACTAGAAACACAGAAACTTTACTTGCAGACGGAACTGTTATTAGATTTTATGCAACAGTTGATCGGGACGGATATTTTCCGTCAGATTTCGGTGTAGTTACCACCGATGAGATTACTAAGTTATCGGGTAGTTATACAACCTGGAATAGTATATTTTTAAATTCAAAAGGGACAGGTCCTTTAAATTCATATAAAAAATACTCCACTACTACAAACTTATCAAGTAACTCTGACAAGAGAATTAGGTTATCGGGATATGTGTCTGGTACTATAGATTGTCAGATTTCTGGATTATTTAATGGAACATACACGATAATAAAAACAGAATCGGACGGAAGTGAGTCTGCTAAAATAAACAAGGGTATAGTTAGATTTAGAAACGAAAAATACAAAATAAGGTTGGATGGTAAATTTACTGGAATTTTACAAAGGGGGTTTGTTGGAAACAAAAATACCAATACAAATTTTATTTTAAGTGATGGTCTGTATAACAATCAAAGATTTGGTGGTTGTTATTTTAGTAAAAAATATATGTTTGGTGATATAAATGATATAGTAGAAAATCATCCTGATAATGTTATATTGAATAGTGATATGTATAACCCAAATAATATTAATACGTACACTCGGTCTTTCACCCAACACACCCATGTAAAAGTACCAAACAAAGTAGAATTTAAATTTTCAAACTTAATTGATTCAACTCGGAAAATAACAATAGAAAGAAATTCTGAAAATAAAATATTCTATGAAGATGGTGTTCCAAAAAGAAATACACGTGTTAAATACAACAACAAATTTATCCACAAAACCAAAGATGTAATTGAAAACCCACTTATATCGGATATAAAACTTAACACTACTGTTGAAATACATACAACCGAACTTCGTTCACTGAAGGTAATTGGATATCACCCAAACTATACAAACCGAGAACAAAATAAAAAACTAGAACATCGCATTAAATACATAAATTCCGATGGCCGAAAAACTATAGATTTTTTGATAAAATTTATTTTTGATACAACGGTCGGTGAATATAAATGTGATATAGACTTGTTCTCAGTTGGGCTATATATGACTCCAAACACTGTATACACCACATCAATTGGAAATGAAGACATTATAATAGAAACTGATATAGAAACTTCACCAAATAGTCTTGGTGAATTGGGTGAAAGTATAATTGTAGATCAAGACATATTAGATGAGATATATGAAAACCAAACACTAAAAATAAAGGTAACAAAGAATGAATTGGTAAATTCACTTAATGACACTAATAGTATTATTTTAAAATATAATATGGGTGAAACTTCTGATAATTTCATTTATCTCCTTGGTTCTTTAGATGATTCTGTTGCACATCGTGTGCATATAAATTCTAACGACTTCATAAGTGACACAAACGACATGATTTCCTATGGTGGAGTTAACTATTTTCAGAGTTACGATATCGGTGGTGATACTATCAAAGAAGATGTAGTGGAGATTCGCCATCATAAATATGAATTTTTAGATCAAAGTCTTGATGTAGGTGAAAGTGTTGAATTGGAAGTGTCTGCCAACGACAAATTGAATTATTTCCTTGCCGTAAACCGAGAGTTGAATGTAGATGCGGATGATGACGAGGAGGCGGTCATCTACACAAAGGATACACTCGGTGCAATAACCACGTTTAATATTAATGATAAGTTTCTATCGTATGAATGTGAAATAGAACCCATTTTAAATCAAGCATATTATTCAGAGTCCAGTTCGTTGTCTAAATACTTTTTATTGGTTGGTACATCTGAGTATAAAGGATTTTATTTAAATGATTTCGTGGGTAGGTGGAAGTCTGCAAACGGTCAATATAGACGAAGTTATAGAAAAAATAAAAAATATTCGTATTTACACACATCTGGTGAGTGGTTAGTTTTTTATAGTATATCTAAACCCGAATGCAAAAAAGATGATATACATGGTGCTTGGGTTCTAGTAAAGGTTAGTTCAGATAGTTATTTTGAAAGTGGTGAAAGTGGAATATTCAACAGAGATACCATATGGATGTATGGATTCACTCAGTCTGAATTTAACGGTATATTAGATACGACATCACTTGGTATATCTGAGATAACATTCAATACAGATTATGGGTCAGGTTTTAACGAAACAGACATGGTGTATAAGTCAGATGTAGTTTTATATGAGAATTTATGTAAAGACAGCAACTTTATTAAAACCGAGTCAACTAAGTCTAACAAAAAAGCTATAGATTCTTCCTTTTCCGTTATTCCAAATATAGAAAAATTTGAATTTGCAGACAGTCATGCGATAAACTACATCGGCACCCGAAATAATATACTTGCGTGGTCAGTTAGTGTGAAGTCGGTTGAAAATAAGTTACCACCCCGTGCAGTTTATACAAAAGTATATCCTGATAAAGATGTAGATGTGAGCATAGAGGTGAGTTATGAAAAATTACTCAATAAAGTAGTACCGAGTGTAAGGTTGCTCGGGTCCAATGTGAGAGGTTCTACTTTTAATAAAATAGAAGGATCTTATTACCGAATTAATAAGCAAATAAACGGTCATGATGTATTTAGAAATGCACACGACTTTTACATATACAAAGATGTCTATACAACAGGGGAGGGTAGTATAGATGTGTGGGCAGTTTCGGACGAAATAATATCACTAACCAGTCCGGTTAATGATATAGTTGAAACAAATAAACCGGTATTTGTGTCAAGTTCGGGTGCCTGTGTTACCGATGAGTTTTATTTTAGATTGGGGTACGATTTAACACCCAACGTATACTCGTATCAACACAGAAACACGGTAGTTGCTACTGCATTTCGTAATGCACGTCGTATGAATGATCAAGATGATTTTGTAGTATGGGGAAGTCGCAGAAATGAAAGTGCTTGTTCGGTGTGTGACGATAATTCAAGTTCATCATACGGAATTGAAATATATCCAGAAGACGCAGCTTCGATATATAATGGACGCAGACAAATATTACAAGATCTAGTTGGATATCTAAATATTGAAATTAAGTGTAATAAACTTGATTGTCGTGGTGACCTGTTCGACTTCTACGGAATGTATACAATATCAAATGAGTTCGGTACATTAGAGCATCCAGTGTATTATAATAAAAATGAAGAAAATATTATATTTACACACACAGATGATGGTTGGTTTATACGATATAATGTTGTTATATACAACGACAACATACGACTAATAAATTCAAAAAACAAATTGATTAAAAATTTTGATTTAAAATATGAATACCCTAAATACGGAAATTATTTGTCAGATGTAGGTGATATATTAAATTTAAGTTTTGATAAAAATGAACATGATGAAATATTTTTATTGTCTGAATCGAATAACGATAACTTTGATAAACTACAATTTAGAAAGTCCCATATAATTGTAAATCAAAGAAGTGTGTGGACAAGCAATGAAAACTATTTCATATACTTTTATCAAACTGCAACTGGTAGTGGTTGGTGTGTCAATGATACCATTACTGATAAAAAAATAATATTCACAGAGTATAATAGAATTGACAGTCTGAACCGAAATTTAGATGATGTGTATGGGATTTATTACTTTGAAAAAGATGGTGTTATAGATTTTGATTTAAACAACTGCCTTGTAGCAAATTCATATATAAATTTCAATATAGACTCTTCGGTTATAAAAGCACAGATAAACAAATCTAATCCTGATACATTTTCATATAAAGTAGGAACAAATGGTGGTACAAAATCTGATAGTGGTGCTTTTGAAGTACATAAACTTACATCATCATCTAGTAATAAAATTGAGACACACATTCCAATTGATACACGTTATAGTCCAGTTTGCTTTGAACGAGATGTTAGAGAAAACCCGACATTCTCTGTTTTATCATCGGGTAAAGTTAATGACGACACTAAACTAAAAATTAAAATAGATTACTTAGACTTCTCAACCGAAATAAACGTAGACAGAAAATATAACGATTCGTTTTCAAGAATATACGATAATATACATCTTACAAAGAACTGCGAATTAATTAGATATGATAATTTAGAAAGTGATACTAGCACTCGTGGTGTAGAGAGACACCGAATAAACAAACCGATGTCAAACCGAATACCGGAAATAAATAAAATAATTCTAAGTATTAATTTAAACTTGAATCTATTTAGAGAACGAACTGAGGTTCACGAAAATGAATTTACTATAAACGAATCACTTGATTTGGTTCACGCGTTTGTAGATACAGAAGATGTTAAAGAAATAGACAAAATAATTCCTATAAATAAGATTAATAAATATATAGTAGAAACGGACTATCGGTTGTGTGATGTGAATAAAACAAAAACCGAAGGTGGTGTTATATCAAGTAAAAAATCAAAGGTACACAGAAGTAGTAAAAATCGTCTGTTTAGGCGAAACTCTATAAACACACTAAACACAACGGTTGACTCTAGTTCAGGAGATGTAAACAGAACATCACCCATCATACGAACACGTGTCGTGTTTAGCAGACCTGAATATGAAAGTGGGTCTTCTGATTCGTTTTGGTTCATTGACGACGAAAGAGTTGTCTCACAGGTTGGTGCGTATGAAGAACCCACTCCGATTTCCAGTTGGGAAGATATAAATCAGACCGTACGTGACAAACTGGAACTGCATTATTCTTTTAATAACTCCAGGACTATTTCGTATCCAGACACTCCAACACCATCCCCATCCCCATCCCCATCAAGATCAAACACAAATACAAAGACAACAACGCAGACGAATACAAAGACAAAAACCGCAACTTATACACCGACACCAACCAAGACTGCGACTAAAACCCCAACACCATCTGAGAGTGCTAGTCAAACAAAGAGTTTTAGTAGCACCAAGTCTCATAGTGAAAGTAAATCCGAATCACTAACAAAAACACAATCATACACAGATACGGGCACTCCCACCAAATCTGCCTCATTATCAATATCAGAAACAAAAACACCAACAAAATCAAAAAGCAATACAAAATCTGCTACCCCTACAACTATTACACCTGAACTTTTTGGATTTCTTGATGGTCCAATAACCACGCATACAACATTGTTTGTAGATGGTGGTGTGTATACCAAAACAGGACAAGACTTTTTAGATAGCGTGGATAAATCTGATCAAGACGCATCTAAGTTTAATGATGTTAAATTATCGGGTGTGTATAGCTATGCTGGTATATTTTTAGGGAATGCCTACTACAGAAAAGATACACCTGATAATTCTAGTTATTGGATTTATCAAAGATCAGATGGTTGGTGGTTGTTTTACATGAAAGCAATAAAAGGACTTGAGTTGAACGAAATTACACCTTTCTTTGGAGAGGAGCGATCAGTTGAGTTTCCTAACCAAGTAACTTCCTGGTTACCGTTTACCAGTTCAATTGATGGATTTAGTCAGATTTCAATACACACACGACCAAATACTCCAGATATTTTACGAACATATAAACTACAGAGTAAGTCGGGTGTTAACGGATTGGAGTCTAGTGACTCACACCCATATAAAATTACAATAAGAATCGTTCCTGAACAAGGATCGTCTTCTGTGAGTGATACAATTGAAATCGGTGATACTGTTTTTATACACGGAACTGATATAAATAAATCGGTGTGTACTTCATATGAAAATGCCCTTAATTATCCATATCGTGTTCTCAGTATTGACAAAACTCCAACTTCTGAAGATGAGTCATGGAAAATTACGTGTGAAACAAATGTATTCTCATTTAAACCTGAGTTTATATGCCCACCAAGTTCAGTAACAGAACTTGGGTATGCATCAATAATAAAAACCAATTACTAATAATCATGAATTCTGACCACGCACAACACTCGCACTATAATGTGAACGACTTATCTGGTAATGGACGAAAGGGTCATTTACACGGAAGGTTAGTAACAGGAAACGATGGATTGGAGTCTTCACGGTTTGCTCACCTCGGAAATGACATAACCAACATCGAACTCGAAGAGGGTGAGGTATATAAACCAAAAGATTACATAGATGTGATCGGTGGTGGTGAGATTTTAACAAACTCACTAACAGTTGCGATGTGGGTAAATTTCAGAGGAGAAAGTAGTCTATCTGAAAGCTTAATACAAACTAAAAGTAATGCACCCACAGAAGATGAATCCAACCGATTTGCTTTCATGGTAAATGTAAACGATTCTGAGGGGGATGACGAGTCAACTGGTATGTTAGGGTATACGTGGAATAACACACAAGAGTCTGTATCAACAGAAGAAACGGATAATACGAAATGGAAGTATCAATTTGTATCATTTGAACATCAGATACCTAAAAACACATGGGTCTGGTTGGTTCTTATGTTGTATCCATCTGGATTGTCAAGGTTGTTTGTGGACAATGTGTATACCGCATCATTTAATGAGGGATATGTCCGTGATAAAATCTCTTTAAAAAATTTAGAAATAGGAAGATTTAGTGGGTTTGTTGATTCGGTCTATGTATTTTCAGAAAACTTAGACTATGGAAATGTAGAAATTAACCAATCTGCCAAAGTTGACTTATCTTATTTATATAATACAAGTCGCACCACCCCGTTTTTACCAAAGCAGGTTGCTACACCTGTTAGAAAAAATTTATTATATGGTGGGTTACCTTTTTATTACATGGAAACAGAAGAATATATTTCAGCAAATGTGGAATATCAATCAAATACACAATCAAGAATTGACAACGGAGAACAACTGCATTCTGTGATAAGATCACAGAATCAGGAACAACTCAATCTCCAAAAATATACACTAGAAGGTGGTTCAAATTCTGGAGTTAGAGTCTTTGCTGACAACAAATTTATGACATTTACGGGTGAACTTAGAGAAAAAACTTAAATTGGTTTAAAAAAGTAATATATAAATATTTATTAAAATACAAAGAACTAAATATATATATTTGACATGGGTTACTTAAATAACGAAACAATAACTGTTGAAGCTACTTTAACAAAACGAGGAAGAGAACTTCTTGCATCCGAATCAGGACTAAACATCACAAGTTTTGCACTCGCAGACGATGAAATTGATTACACACTGTATGATCCAGATCATCCGGGTGGAACACAATACTATGATGCAGCTATAAGAAGTGTGCCTGTATTTGAACCACTGACAGACGAAACACAGGCCTTAAAATATAAACTAGTGACACTATCTCCTGGAACACAATATATTCCTTTAATTAAACTTGGTCAAGAAAGTATAACTCTTGATAAAAACTATAATGGTGTAGTTAGTATATCTCCAACTACTGATCCTGTATACAACACTACACTTGGTTATACAGCGGTGTTATCAGACAGACGAGTTGGGACAATAACTGGTTCGGGTGTAGATGGTACTGCAGCTTCTTCATCTGCGTTGTTCCTCGGTGACACCTCAAGTGAACAGGCACAAACTGTAGTGGGGTTAACATTTACATTTCGTCCTAACGCATCAATCGACAAGGATAGAACTGCAACACTTACAATCATCGGAAACGAAAGCGGTGGTTCAGTGACAATACCTGTTCGTGTATTCACCGATTCAATCGCAGAGAGTGGACTCTCAGAAACACTATGATCTACAAACAAATAGAAGAATCAGATAAAGTTTTTGGCCGATCCCAAAAAATATCATCGGGTAGTTTTACGAGTGGTTTCCAACTCTTGAATATGCACATAGATGAACGTGAACTTACATCCGAACTTACCAAATACGTTCAATCTGGATCCGGTCAAACCGATGATGATTCGGACCTGCTCAGTTTAAATGCAGACGAACTGTCATCATCGGGTGATTTAGTTTCTGCTACAGATTATACAAACTTTAATTCAAAATTTCTCATTGATGGGTACTTACCAAATGTAGATGTTACTAATAATTATCATGATGCTCATTGGTCAAATGTTCAGTTTGGTGACTATTATGCAAATGTTTATAATGAAGAACCTGTGATCGGAGAAATAGAAAACGAAAATGCGGAAGTTCAATTTACAACTACATATGGAAATAAATTTGGATATGGAAGTCGTGTCGGAACAAAAACCTCATCGGTAACTAAGGCGATTTATTCTCAGTATAAAAATTTATTACTAGGACCCGGTGATGATAGTTTTACATTCACCTCTGACAATGCCAGTTTATCTGGTATAGATAGAGATTCTATTTTTGTGATAAACATGGCATCGACTACTTTAAAAGAAAAACTTGATGAGGGTAATCTTGAATTTACACTTAGTCTAAATGCACATTTTAGTTATACGGAAAACGGACAAGAAGATAAGATAGAAAAAACATTCACTCAAACATTTAGAGATGATTCTAGATTTGGTGGTGCGGTGTCTTCTGTAACAGGTCGACCAAAAGTAGAAAAGTCTTTTAATATAATAAAAGGAACTCTTGCTGACGGAACTCCGATTGAAAGTGATAACTATGCAACTGGTACGGGTACCGGTGCAGGTGAAGGGTTTGGTTTAATTTATCCTGACTTAGGTATTATTATACTTAATCCATATGCCTTATCATGTGAGTTTGGAACCCGAATCGAGACATGGTATGATGAGTGGTATACTACAACAAAAACTGATATATTTCCGACGAGAGATGGAAATTGTGGTAGAGTTTTGTCGTGGTATGGGTCGGTTGATCAAAACTCAACAACCTCCGAACAATCTGATGATGTAAAGTTTGGCATAGAACGAAATCATCAAAATTTCTTAAAAATGTTTTATATGCTAAAATTAGGTGGAGATGTTAAAAGCAGAAGTAGTGAGTTAATTCCATCTAAACATTATTTTATTAGGGTTAGAAATACAGACTTTAACTACTCTAACAACCCCACTTTTATATATCAACATAAAGAAGCTAGACAATTATCACAATCAGAAGGTATGCCACTTGAGTATTTCACTGGAAAATTGAGATTTGACTCATTTGCAAATGATCCAAAAACATATGTTACTACGATTGGTTTATACAACGATAACAATGAACTTGTTGCAGTTGCAAAGTTGAGTGTTCCTGTTCTTAAAAGTTTTGATACGGAAACCTTAATTAAAGTAAAACTAGATTTCTAATTTAATATTTAGTCAAAAATATATTTATATTTATGATTAAGAGTTTAAAGGTTTCTGATAAAACGGTAAGAAAGTTCAAATCAAGTAAGAGTTGGACTCACTCTACAATAGACTCACATACTGGTATCGTACTTGAACAAACCCTGAATAACGGTTTACCTGTAAATTTACAACTCGATAGTAACTTGGGGTTGGCCACCGAGCAGTTTACTAATAATACTGATATAAAAATAAAGTACGGAAAGAAAACAACCGGCACATTTTATCCAGTTGATCACCCCAGTTACGATAAAGAATACGAGAAAATTAACTATGACGGGTCCTACTATAGAAATGTATACAACTCTGTAAAGCATCTATTTTACAATGAATATGGAATATATTCGAACGAATCGTATATTAAAAACCCACTAATGGTATTTGGTTCTGAGACGGGTCAGTATAAAACAGAAACTAGTGATTCTAACCCGTTTGGAGATAGAGAAACGGGTTACGAAAGAAGAGTTGTAAATGATGAAATACTTGTTATTGAAATTTCTAATAAAAATTTTGGAGAGCAAATAAAACCAAATTCTTTCAGAATATTAGACTATTCATCTCCACATGGTGTTATTGAGATTGTAGACGATGGTGCAACAAATCTCACGATAAGTGATAATTCATTCAACGAGATAAAAGATATTAAGAGATCAAAGTCTAGACTTTTAAATAAGGAAAGTTATGACAATAAAACGAACACATCAGATATGTTGGTTGGAAAAAAACTTGCATCGGATGGTGATTATATATTAACCGGAGTTCCAATGAATCAAGATTCACCGAGTGATTTGCTGACGGGTTCTGCTTCTTTATTCAGATACGATGCAAATATTAAAGAATTTAGAAGTGTTCGTGAGTTTATGTGTCCGTTTACACAAAGTGGTATTATCAACGAATCTAAACTAAATTCAAATAATTTTCTTGTAACAGAACTTGGTGATCTTATATCAAGTAGAAATTATTCTATAAATGACAAATTTGGTGAATCGGTTGAATTAAAAAATGGAACGTGTGCAATCGGTTCACCTGAGTCTCACATACACGGTGTATGCAACGATGCACGACAGGGTCATGTTTTTTTATATGATGTAGATAAGGGTGGTTCTGAGAATTGGGGATTGACTGAGATAATAGAAGGAGATCCTGGTTCTGAGTTTGGGTCTTCCATTTCAATACACGGAAAGTATATGGCGATTGGTTCTCCAGGTGCATATAAAAATCAAGGTGCAATTTATTTATTTGAAAAATCAATTCGTACTAAAACCACACCTTGGTGGAGAATATCCGATGTTCATTCTGACTTTTGTTTTAACGAGGTTTCAAAAACACACAGAGGGTTACCTGTATGCGACAAACTAAAAGAACTAAACGAATCTGCATATAGATGGAAAATAAGGACTGCTTCTCCTGAGAATTACGGAATTTCTCCGTTTGGTGTAGATGGTGATGAATGTGAATTAGAGCAAATTAACTTGTTTGATGAAGATGAAATTTCTTCCTTTGGGTACGAAACAAACTTTCCTGTATCAAACTATCATGAATTTGAAAAAGGTAAAAGAACTCCCGAATACGGTGAGGGTGATATTACATGGAAGTTGGTTTCTATAATAAAAACTAATAAATTTAATAGACTCGGTGAAAATATTAAATTAAGTGACGGAATACTTACATCGTCATCACCCAGCTCAGATCACAAAAAAGTGGCCGTGTTTAGAAAAAATACATCGGCAGATGGGTGTGATATATGGACGCATACACAATCTATTAATAAAAATTTTATATATAATTATGATTATGAAAATGCTATAGTCTCACGATACTTTAATGATATAAGATTTGAATTGGAGTCTGATTCAATTACCATTGAAGTTGATGTGAAACAGATTCCAGAAACAACCGATAGTGGTTTTATTTATAGGTTTGATAAAATTTTTGGAGAAGGAACTGATAGATTCAACAGTAGGATTCTGCACGGAGGGAGTGTAGTAGACTCAAATAAGTTTAAGTTAAACGATGTACCTCCTGGTGAACATAAGATTTACATCGGTAGGTATGTCGGCAAATACTTAGTAGGTGTACCATCTGTGATATCATTTTCAATAAATCCTAGCATCAATGAGGTGGAGGAAAGGGCATCTCAGGTAAAATATCCATATAAATATTATGAAAATAAATACACCAATTTTGGTGTTTCTATTGAAACAAATGGTAAACATCTTCTTGTGGGTGATGATTACGATAGGGTTTATGTAGACACAGATATAGAATTAACAAAGGGTGTATCGTATTCATCTGGTGCTGTGTGGCTGTATGAAATAGAAAATGATACCGTATCATATGTTAAAAAAATATATGAACTAGAAAGTGAAGAACGAAGGTATAATAATAGATTTGGTTGTTCTGTATCAATGATAGGAAACGATTTTTTGATTGGTGCACCGTGTACGGATGAAAGTAAAATAATATTAAAAAATAAAGGAAATGAAATTAAAATACCAGATTATGAACTCGGGGTAGAAACTTATGTAGAAGAGTTTTATGAAGTTCATCAATCTTTATTTACATCGTTCGAGTATGAATATATAGGAGATGGTGACATAGATATGTTAATTTACATAAACATACATGATTTAATAAATATAAATTTAGAAAGTATAAATGATTTTGAGATAGCTGCTTCATTTCTTAAAAAAGAAAAAAACAAAATTGATACACGAAATGGAGAACTTACTAGAGGTATCTATAAAAATAAGAATAAATTGGATGATAATAAAATTTGTTTTTTTGTTAAGGTTAACTCTCATTTATTTGATCCTACTGAAAAGGTAGAGTTTATATATTCACTCAAACGGAATAGTATTCAAGGTACTGTTTCTTATATGAGACTTATTGAAAATAACGAAGTAGTAACTCTTAAAAATATTAAAAGTGTTAAGCAACAAAATAAAACCAAAACAAGTTTTGGTATATCCGTTTCTATAAGTTCAACAAGAATATATTCGGGTAATTCAATTATAGGGGACTGGCCAATTGACCAGATCACAGGATTTGATGATACAGAAATAGTTTCATTTGATGATTGTTCTCATATATACTCACAACGTGGTGATATAATTTGGGGAAATCTAGAAAAAACTGATTTGATATTAGAAGGGTCTATTTTGGCATATGATGTTAAAACAATAAGAGATGGTGAACGTGTGTATGTGGGTAATATATTTTATAAGAATGGAATAGCAGTAATATCTGAATTATCTGAATATTATGAAAATTTATTAAAATACGGAGGTCGTAATGGATACGAAATTTCATTTGATGGCATCAATAGTGTATATGAAAATGAAATATTATGTAAAGTCAGTCCACATGAATTTAATACAAGCACTAACCCAACATCTGTTATTAAACGAGACATTGCGTTT